ATGTCAACACCTTAAAACTAAAAAAATCGGGTTAGCGTTAAATTCAAACTTTGGCGGCGGTCATTTGGGGCAAAGGTTTTGAAGATTTGATCCCCCCCCTGCCCTGATGCGATTCATTCTCATTTGATGTAATTGCATTTGAAATGATTTCACATGATAGATAATCGACTTGCCGCCGCCGCGCTATGCCGAATGTTTGTCTACCTGTTCGAGTTTGTGATCGCCTTTCCCATACTCGGACCACACATGTCCTGACACGGTCAATGTCGGTACGTCCTCGCCTAAGGTGTGGGAGAACTGGATAGACGTTACGCGCTTCATCTCCACGCCATCAATCGCCAGCTGAACAAACTTACCGTCTCGGTATTCAATGATGAGGTCTTTCATTACGTGCTCCAGTGAGACGCAGGATCGAGCGGGTAGCCGTTGGCATCACAACCGATTACCGCGCCGCTCTTCTCCATTCTCTGTTTCGTTGAGTCATGATGCGCTTTGCACAGTGGCTGCCAGTTCTCTTTACTCCAGAACAGGAGCTGTGCTTTCGATATGGCCAGAGGGTTACCTGACTTAAGCGCATCTTTCAGTTTGTGGGGCACGATATGGTCGACCACCGTTGCTGGTGTTATGCGCCCCTGCTGCTCGCACATCACACACAGTGGGTGCTGCTGGAGAAAACGCAGACGGGCCTTATCCCATCGGCTGCCATATACGCGGGGCTCTTTGTTCATGCCAGTCTCCATGCACGGCGGCGTTCTGGTTCATGACCAGTTTGTAAATCTCTAACTGGAATTTCTGTTCTTCAGTCATGAGAATAATCTCTGCCATTGTTGGCTCCGTTTATCCGTTAAAAGGGATATCAGTTAAGTTATCCCGTGTAGGGTATAAGCCATTATCAAAGCCACTCTGTAGGGAATGGCTTTTGTAATAACTACTGTTCGCTTAGCTTCTGCTTCAGCAAGTAACCTTCGAGCATCCAGATTTTGTTTACAGCATTCTGGCGAGCAATCTTGCGCCCGATTTCTTCATCGAAGTTCTCTGGGCTGGCGCAGGCGCTTTCCCCGGTGACCGTAAAGCCATTCTTCAGCACCAGAACGCAGAATGTCAGCAGCTCCAGCTCGTCAGGCTGGTCTGGGATTTTTACGCTGTATGTTTCGCTTCTCTGCACATGAGCAAAGCGAGCACCATCAGCGGCCGTAAAGTAATGTTCGCTGGCGATTATGCTGGCAATGTGTTCAGGAGTAACGCGAGCCGCCGTCTTACCATTGGCTGCGATTTCTTTTTCGATTTGCTGGTCGTTCATAATTATGACCCTGTAGAGTGGTTGCTTGATTAGGATGTCTTTCCATCAGTCCGCCACCACAAAGAATCTTTTTTGCCATAAGGCGGGAGGTTCATCTTTCAGTGGCTGCCAGTGTTATTTCCCCACTTACTGGCTTGGGTTGTTTCGCGGTGCTGCCGTTAATTAGTGACCAGAAATTAACTCCGGTTTCATTATCAAGCCCACCAGCAGATGAGCTTTGTAATGGTTACTTCGCTTTTGCTTCCGCTCGCTTACGCCGGCGCTCTTCTTTCCTCTCGGCTTTTGCCATGTCCATGAATGCCTGCATGATCGAGTTCCGCATCATGTAGCTGACAAAGTGATGGTTGACGCAACCGTTAATACGGAGTTGCTCGCCAAACTCATCCACCGAGGCCAATGCTTCCATCATGCCCTTCTCGCCTTTCATGAACTCTGAGAAGTCGCGCCCCGCTCTGGAGGCGCATTCTATTATTCGGGTGCTCATGATCAGGCCGCCGCATAGAGCAATTTCATCTGCCCTTTCACCGGGAATGCCGACATGCAACGCGCTTCGAAATCACGATAATCAGAGCACCCATTGGCAATGCTGGTAACGGCAATGATCTGTCGCTCAACCAATGTCAGCGCGTCAGGTTTAAGGTGCTGATGGATTTTGTCTCCCGCAGCCAGCCGTCTTTTAACCTCTGCATATACTTCTGGTGGTAATACCGGGCCATATACCCACTTGGCACTGATCATCCCAAATAGTGCGGGGCGACGACCTGGTCGATGACGGGGCAGCCCTGACATTTTGAACATCGCAGAATAAAACGGATCGCTAAACCTCTTTTCCCATGGCTGAGATTTATCCAGAAGGAAAATAGCCTTTATTCTTTCATCGTCGATATGATGAACGGAACCCTGAATGATTGCGTCAATTTGCTCATCACACCAGATCTCAAAATCTACAGAAAGCCATCGAGCAAATCTGACCGCCAGTTTTGGGTGAAGCCATGTTCCGCCGCCACGGTCTTTGCGAGCGCGGCTGGTTTTTACATATGTGATATTCCCATATCTACTCTTTAACGCCTCGATGTAACGGACAGTCTCAGGAAGCCTAAGCCACTGAGCCGGCTCCTTGTTGAACTTGTCAGCTGCCGCAGTCGCGTCAAACCAGCCATCTTCAGAAAAACGCATGGGATGGCCTTCGAAATCAATCGGGATGATATTGGACATCGTATTTACCTTTTTGGTGATATGAGCCAGTTCTCGCAGACATGGACAGCCCAAGAGCGGCACGATGTAAGCCACCGTCCTGTCTCTGTCTCATATCCCGAAAAGCTCTTGGTTGATATGCGCACGAGAATGCGCGGTTTACTGCGGACATAAAAAAGCCCCGCTTTTCGCGAGGCTCATTAAATGGACTTTGTGATTTGCAAAAAAATTATTTCAGGCACTGAGTCCTGATGTACTCCTGCAGGTAGTTAACTTGCGCGGTTATCCTGTCGATTCCACTTCGGAGACGGTAATAATTGAGTTCAGCATCTGCTGTAAGTCCTGGGCTTTCTCCATCGCCCATGCCGCTGGCTCCGGTCGTTGACTTTGCACAGGTGGCGGCGACTTGCAGGCGCTTACGCCCAGCAGAAACATCAGCACGGAGACTTTCGATAGTCGCGTTAGCATCAGCAAGCTCCTTTGTATATCTGGCATCGAGTTCTGCTACGTCACGTTGACGCTTCTGCATGTCAGCGATTGTGGATGTGGCCTTATCGCGCTGCTCTTTGTAGGTCATGGCGTTATCACGGTAATGATTAACAGCCCATGACAGGCAGACGATGATGCAGATAACCAGAGCGGAGATAATCGCGGTTACTCTGCTCATACCTCAATCTCTCTGACCGTTCCGCCAACTTCTTTGAATTTTGCAATCAGGCTGTCAGCCTTATGCTCGAACTGGCCATAGCCAGCGCCCGGCAGTGAAGCCCAGATATTGCTGCAACGGTCGATAGCCTGACGAATATCACCGCGATCAATCATCGGTAAAGCGCCACGCTCTTTAATCTGCTGCAGTGCCACAGCGTCCTGGCTTTTCGGAGAGAAGTCTTTCAGGCCAAGCTGCTTACGATAGGCATCCCACCAACGGGAAAGAAGCTGGTAACGTCCGGCTGCTGTTGATTTGAGTTTGGGGTTTAGCGTGACAAGTTTGCGAGGGTGATCTGAGTAATCAGTGAATAGCTCTCCTCCTACAATGACGTCATAACCATGATTTCTGGTTTTCTGACGTCCGTTATCAGTTCCCTCCGACCACGCCAGCATATCGAGGAACGCCTTACGTTGATTATTGATTTCCACCATCTTCTACTCCGGCTTTTTTAGCAGCGAAGCGTTTGATAAGCGAACCAATCGAGTCAGTACCGATATAGCCGATGAACACGCTCGTTATATAAGCGAGGTTGCTACTTAGTCCGGCGAAGTCGAGAAGGTCACGAATGAACCAGGCGATAATGGCGCACATCGTTGCGTCGATTACTGTTTTTGTAAACGCACCGCCATTATATCTTCCGCGAAGGTACGCCATTGCAAACGCAAGGATTGCCCCGATGCCTTGTTCCTTTGCCGCGAGAATGGCGGCTAACAGGTCATTTTTTTCTGGCATCTTCATGTCTTACCCCCAATAAGGGGATTTGCTCTATTTAATTAGGAATAAGGTCGATTACTGATAGAACAAATCCAGGTTACTGTGTTTAGTAATCAGATTTGTTCGTGACCGATATGCACGGGCAAAACGGCATGAGGTTGTTAGCGCAACCTCCTGCCACCCGCTTTCACGAAGCCAGACATTGAGCTAGTTTTCTTTTATACAAAGCACACCGCACCGTAGCCACAGCGGATAAGGTGATGGTATTGTCTGTCTGGTATTTGGTTTGATGTGCTTTCAGAAAGGCCGCGCTTAAAACGCAAAAAGCCCCGAGCTATTAACTCAGGGCTTTATTTAACGAGTGCATTTATCCATCGTTGATGTCAAATTTACCCAACTTTATTCAAAAAGTCAATATCATGCCGTTAATATGTTGCCATCCGTGGCAATCATGCTGCTAACGTGTGACCGCGTTCAAAATGTTGTCTGCAATTGACTCTTCCTTGTGGCATTGCACCACCAGAGCGTCATACAGCGGCTTAACAGTGCGTGACCAGGTGGGTTGAGTAAGGTTTGGGATTAGCATCGTTACAGCGCGATATGCGGCGCTTGCTGGCATCCTTGAATAACCGACGCCTTTGCATCTTCCACACTCTTTCTCAACAACTCTCCCCCACTGCTCTGTTTTGGCAATATCAACCGCCCGACCTGTACCGTGGCAATCTCTGCATCTTGCACCCGGCGTCGCGGCACTACGGCAATAATCCGCATAAGCGAATGTTGCGAGAACTTGCAGTACCTTTGCCTTAGTATTTCCTTCAAGCTTTGCCACACCACGGTATTTCCCCGATACCTTGTGTGCAAATTGCATCAGATAGTTGATAGCCTTTTGTTTGTCGTTCTGGCTGAGTTCATGCTTACCGCAGAATGCAGCCATTCCGAATCCGGCTTGTGATTGCGCCATCCCCATAGCAGCCATCACATCAGTACCGGAAAGAGAGTCAGAAGCCGTGGCCCGTGGTGAGTCGCTCATCATCGGGCTTTTTGGCGAGTGAAATTTAGCTACGCTTTCGAGTCTCATGGTCTTCCCCTCTTGCCCTGTTTGACCATCAGGACGCCGTTAACTATTACGTGACGCTCACCTTTGCTGTCTCGGTTGTACTTGAGCACTGTTCCTCTTGCGCAGGAAAGCATCCTCGCCACTTCGGTCTGATTGCCTCGTGTCTGGATAAGAAGCTCTGGTATCGTTTGAATTGTGGCGTTCATGCGTTCTCCAGTTCGGTGATTTTTATTCCAAGCCTTCCGCCTGGTACTTTCACGCCACGAATTACGCGAATGTCATCGAATTGCTCGTCGTCTTCCGCAAATCCGGCGTGGATAAGGGAGTCGAGTAAACCTTTCAGGATGTTGTCGAGGTCGCGGCGGCGGGAGTCTGGAACGTCTGCGATGACTTTGATGCGGAGTCGTGATTTGGTGAAAATGTCTAACTTAAGTTGGCGGATGATTTGCTGAACGTCTTTTCGGTATTTCTGGCCTTTATCGCTGATGTAGTATTGGCTTCCCCTTCTTCGCCAGTAGGTGTTCAGCGACGGCGGGTATGGAAGCACAAACTGATATTCGTTCATGGCTTAATCTTCCCCTCCTTCAGCAGTATCGCCTGCGTCCTGATCACGCCTTCGAGGTGGTAAAGTCTGGCGTCTTTGTTGTCGAGGTTATGGGTGCGCCGGTCGATCTCCGCGTGGCAGTCACTACAAGCCCATGCGCCGATCAGGTCGTCAGGTTTCATTCCCGTTCCGCAAATTCCAGCCATCCGGTAATGTGCCAGAACTGTAGTTTCAGGATTGCCATTGCATACGCCGTAAATACGTACCTGACATTCTCTGCCGCGTGCTTCTTTGCGTAGGTTAGCCATTAAGCAGCCTCACCTGTTACTTTCAGCATTCCGTTATCGAGCAGCTTTCTGGTCAGCCACTGTTGACCACGCCCGGTGATTTTTGTGGTGAACGATATCTGTATTCCGTGATTTGTGTTGACCGCTGTTTCTTTCACTGTGAAATAGCCGCGATCCATATATTCCTGCATTGGCACATTGCGCCGGGAACCTGAAGCAATAAGGATTTTGTGATCGCGCATCCACGCAAACAGTTTGTTTGGACCAATACCAACAATCTTTGCAAAGTTTCCAATCAAAATTCCACTGGCCTCGCCAACTCGATCGGCAAACTCAACTTTAGGTGCGGCAATTGCGAGCTGGTTTTCCAGTTGCATTTTCTGCTCAGCAAGATCAGCAGCAAGGCGCAACGCTTCCGGTAGCGTTTTGGGGATATTAACCGCAGCTTCTTCAAGCTCTCGCCAGCGGTCAACAAGGCGAGCGGTGAATTCCGGCGACAACTGGGCAACGACAATAATGCTATCGCGCTTACCTTTTTCGCCTTCGAAGACGTAGAAATCACGCTTCCCGGTAATAACACCTAAATCATTGATTATGTTAGTGTGCTGCAATGCAGGAGGCTTGATAACGCCACGCTTCACCAATCTATCTATGGATACTTTTACATTGCTATGGCGGCTTTCTACCAACTCAGCGATTTCAATGCTTGTCATTTTGATGGCGTTGCCATTTATTAACTCACTCATCGTCTTCTTCCTCGTACATTGAGCTATTCGGATCGCTCATCAGTTCTGCGCAGCAGTGCTCACACACGTGAACTTCAAGCACATGCAGCTTCTGACCGCAGTTAGCGCACGTTAAAGCCCGCTCGACGCTTTCTTGTTCGTAACTTCGATTTGGGTCAATCACCTTGTTTTCCTCGCACGTTCCCTAAGCCACCGGATATCCCACAGGTGAGCCGTGTAGTTGAAGGTTTTTACGTCAGATTCTTTTGGGATTGGCTTGCGTTTATTTCTGGAGCGTTTCGTTGGAAGGTATTTGCAGTTTTCGCAGGTGATGTCGGTGAAACTTCGTCGCTGTCGTCTCATTCGTACCTCCTGTCGGTAAATCTGACACCCTGACCAATAGCCCATGCTGTTGTGTACTCGATCAGACTTGCCATACGCTTCACGCTCATCTGTGCGCTGCTCTCCCTAATGTTGACGTATTCGCCTTCAAGGCCGGGCAAAACATCAGCTTCCTGCTTTGTTGCCACTGCATGACCGCTGATCAACAAAACCTTCCATTGTTCCGGTTTTAACCATTTTCCGCACCATTGAACCTGACGTGCGATATCCGCCAGCATCGCGTGAAATTTTGCGTTCTGGTCAAGGTTGCGCTTGTAGTCAGTAATGCGGATGGTGACTGGCTTGTCTTTATCGAGAGGAGTTTCGAGGATGGCGTTGATTGCGGCTTGCTGTTGTTGCTTAGTTCGGAGGAAGATTGTTTGCTTCATCGTTACCTCAACTCACAAAACGCCACGCCACTTTTGCTACGACAACAGGCATAACACCGATAATCACCCACAGAAAAATGCTACCGAAAAGCACACCCACCAGGTCTTTACCTTCGCCTACCAACAGGACAAAACAGCCAGCAACCACAATGAACGTCGCCACCATCCACATAGCACCGAGAATCCTCAATGCAGAGAAAATCAACTCAGCCACGATTTACTCTCCCCCAAATAAAAAGGCCTGCGATTACCAGCAGGCCTGTTATTAGCTCAGTGATGTAGATGGTCATTGCCTTACCTCCATAAGCGCCCTATTAATAAACGCCGTCATTGGATTTGCACATCCCCACCCAGTACCATCTGGATTTCTTTTAATTGGCTCCTTCTTCACTTTGCGTTTTGCATAAATAACCGTCTTCCACTTACGCTCAACAACACTCAAATGCCCTTGTTTCACCATATGCCTTGCTGCTTGAGCGATTCTGTTATTTGGTATTCCTGTGATCAGTGCTAATTCATGTGGGGAGAATTGTTCATGAGTTTTCAGATATTCCAGGATGATTTCTTTTCCAGTCACGATCTGCTCCTGTAACTATCCCATGTAAACGCAAGAGTGCACCCGCCGCCATCATTCATCCTGTCAATAACACGCTCACCAATGAATGCAGACAGTTCATCTTTGCTCTGATTACTAATCAGGATTGTTGGCTTCATGTATTCATATCTGGTGTTGATAATTTCGAACATGATTAGCTTTTCAGCATCACTGCCGAACTGCACGCCAACCTCATCGATTATTAACAAGTCAGGATGCGTAAATTGCCTAATGACTTCTTCTTCAGTTCTGGTTGCGGCCTTAGACCATGTTGATTTGTACTCTCTGGCAATTTTCAACGCAGTGGTAAATATCACAGAGCTTTGATGCTCGATAATGGCGTGCCTAGCGATAGCCAGTGCAAGGTGGTTCTTTCCAGTTCCAGGCTTACCACACATGACCAGTCCGCCACCTTTTTGAAGGCGTTCAGGCCACTTACTGGCATATGCCTGGCATACCTTAAGAACTCGCTTTGCATCATCGTTAACAGGCTCATAATTCTGAAGAGTGCAATTTTTGAACCTCTCTGGAATATTGAGAGAATTCAACAAATATTCAATTTTTGATTGTCTTGCTCTTTGTTCTGCCTGCTCACGTTCAATCTCTTTCTTACGAATTTTCTCCTCAAGGCACTGTGGGCACTCAGATTTACTTGAAGTAATTCTTTTTCCTGAGATGGTCAGATATTTCTCATAGGAAGTATATTTACCGTGTTTCTCGCACTCTTCCACTGTGCTGGTAACTGACATTCCATCTGATGCTGATCCAATTTTGCTAAACTCAAGTTTCTGTTTCAGATCAGAAATGTCATTGATTTTTGAGTCTACAAGTTGCCTTTGCAGTGCCAGATTGTAACCATTTGTCGTATTCATATTCACTCCTGCGCCCATGAAGGCATTTCAGTTTGCCCGTAATCTTTGGCGGTAAAGTTTTCCTGCATAGCTCGCTGCTGCGGCCTCGGTTGAGATTTCCCCTTTGGAGTCTTGGGTTCAAAAATCCCCTGCCAACCACTGGCGATGCTCTGGTTTATAATTTCTTCAGGTGTATATCCCTTCTCCAGACTTCTGCTTAGAACGTTGATAGCCTGAGTGACACTTTGCTTAGACTTGATCGACTTACCTATCTCCTTGCGATAGGTAACCCACGACAACCATGTTTCTGCTGATAACCAATCAGGCAACTCTGTTTCTAGCGGGTCGAACTTCTGAGAAACTTTTTTGGGGGATATAGGGGGTTTATTAATATTTTCTTTTGTCTTTAAAGAATGTCTTTTGTGTGTCTCTAACTTCGAGACATTGAGTGTCTCTAATTTGGAGACATTTTTTGTCTCTAACTTCGAGACAAAGTTGCTAACTTGGAGACACTTGCTGAATTGCCACGCAGATACCTCCCTGTTTACACCGATTTGATTTCCATCCATAAACAGGCAATTCATTGAAATCAGTTCTTTTTTAGCCTTGTTAACATTCTGCCTTGACAGTCCTGTTAACTGAGAAATTTGCTCATCGGCTATTCGATCTGTTTTCTTATTGAATCCATATGTTTTCCGGACGTAGGCCAGCATAACTTTCAACTGGCGAGCGGTTAAATCGGCACTTGCGATAGCTTCCAGCAGCTCGTTAGCGAATCTGGTGTAACCATCATCGATATCAGCCACTCTTCGCTCCTGTTCGGCAAAGTTACCTCTGCCGAAGTTGAGTATTTTTGCTGTATTTGTCATAATGACTCCTGTGGATTGATCCAGTAATTCCCTCAGAATTGCATATCAATTTGCTTAAAATCCTCGGTGGCGGCCGGGGATTTTTTCTTTGTGATTCCATCAAGCGCATACTTAAAAGCCCTGCTAATCGGACTGATGTCTGATGCCATTCCGAAAGCACACAAGACCGAAGCAATAAATCTCCAGTCCGTTCTGCTTATCTTCGATTCATGACAGCCAATCATCTTTGCCAGACCGCGCTGGGTAAGCGTTGACAGGTTGATGAGTAAATCAGTTTCAGCGCGATCAATTTCTCGCTGTGTTGGCTTGCTGTAGCTTGCTTGTGCCATTTGTTAATTTTCCTATATTGATATTGAGTTATAGCGGCACACCCAATGGATTTGCCGCTGATGTTTGCTCACCCGGTTAGAGGTGAAAGGCCATGACTGTTAAAGAGCGGGTACTGCTTAGGCGGCTTTGTTACTGGATGGAGGGAAAACATCATCCAAAGAACATTGGCACCCTAACTTCCTGAGGCCTTCTACGATCATTCGGCAATCGTTAAGGCCAGGAGTACGGATATTCAGCTCATAGTTGGCGATGCGGGATTGCCCCCAACCAATTGCCGAAGCTAGTACAGCTTGCGAAACTCCGATTTTTTTTCGCTGCTGGGCAATTTTGTTCATTGCGGTCTCCCTAGCATTAATCACACACCCATTACACACAATTTGTGATTAACAGTCAACCTCAATTCGTGTACAGAGTTCAATCACGTTGCGTGTTACATTTAAGGGATGAAAACGATGCATGAAATTATCGGGGAAAGGATAAAGTCCCTTAGAGAAGCTAAAGGACTTAGCCAGGCTCAATTGGCCAAGCTTTGCGGCTGGGCTGCGCCTTCACGCCTGGGGAACTACGAGTTAGGAACAAGAAAGGTTAGCGCGGATGACGCGCTGGTTCTTGGGGCGGCACTCGGCGTATCTCCGGCAAAAATAATGTTTGGCGAGGATTCAGACGCCGTATTTCGCCAATATGAATACCCGTTATTTTCTTCAGTGCAGGCCGGGCCATTTTCGGAGGTGGGAAGCTACACAGCCAGCGATGCAAAGGCATGGGTCCCAACGACCACAAAAGCCAGCGAAAAAGCTTTCTGGCTTGAGGTGAAGGGGCATTCAATGACGGCGCCTCAGGGGGTTCGTCCAAGTTTTCCGGAAGGCATGCTGATACTCGTTGATCCGGCTGAGCCGGTAGAGTCTGGGGATTTCTGCGTGGCTTCTGCAAATGGTGATTCAGAGGCAACGTTCAAGAAGTATGAGAAGGATGCAGGGGTTAGTTACCTGGTACCTTTAAACCCGGCATATAGAACCCTGGATTGCGACCATAGCTGCCGCATCATAGGCAAGGTAGTTAAGGCGCAGTGGCCTGAAGAGACGTTTGGCTGATCGGCAAGGTGTTCTGGTCGGCGCATAGCTGGTGAAAAAATTATTTAATGCGGTGTATTGGCTGATTGTAACCCCATGTAACATCTTGCCGTCACCATTTCGGTGGTTAGATTTTTAATAAAAAAAACAAATGTATAGCAAGGTTTTTTATGGATAAAATTAATTACCCACCCCTGTTTGAGCCAGGGTTCCATGACATGGATGAAGCTGGATTAAAATCGTATTGTGTCGATTGCTTTCCTTCATCATCCAGGCGAGGCATGCTATACTGTAATTTTATACAGCTACTCGAATCTATTCGAGAATTATCTGCTCAATATGGCTGTTTTACAGAAATATGGGTTGATGGTTCATACACCACGTCTAAACCAGAGCCTGATGATATTGATATTTTGTTGGTATGTGACTATAGCAATATAAACTCAATACCTGTCATGCTTCGGGGCCGCGTCGATAATTTGCTTGACCGAAACTACATCAAACAAAACTACAAAATTGATGTCCTACTACTCATGAAGAATTTAGATGACCCTAACTATGATTATGAGTACTGGCGTAGCTACTGGCGCGGTTGGTTTGGTTTTGATCGCAGTGAAAACCCGAAAGGGTTAGTGAGGATTTTTTTATGAATGATAAATCAATGTTTAAAAATTGCGATAAACGCATTGATTTCATTCAAAAAGAAGTCGATGCAATGAAGCAAAACAAAACCAGGTCTTTTGCTGACATGCTTCTTTATCGCTCCATGGATTCTCATCTGAGCGATTTGAAGGCCGAAAAATTAAAGCAAGATAGTCGGCACCCACTTATCGATTTTTTTGAGCTGCGGCTGAAAGGCTCTGAGGTTGACTTTGGCTCTATTCCTTTAGAGCTGCTTGGGGCTATTTCAACAAATCTTGCAGCGCTAATACAAAGAGCAACACACAAAATTGCCTCAGGCAAGGACTCAAAAAAAGTTCCCTACGACGTGAAAAGCTCCTTAAACCTCAGGCTGGCTGATTTATCCCCTGGGTCTACAAAATTGGGCGTCACCTTCTCTACAGGAATAGCAGAATTAGTAGAAACAGTACCCAGCAAGGCTGTAAAAGGCATATTCGATTTGTTGTTAAGCGATGACGACAACAACTTCATGAATCACGTCGCTGAAATTGGATACAATTCCACTGTAAGCCTTAAGAGAATCGTAGAGGAATGCGATAAACACAACTTAACATTTGATGCAAGTTGGACCGGTCCATTTAGTAATGGCACCAAGGTGGCAACTATTGACTCCAATAAAATTAAGTACTTGGTGAGTAGACTTACATCAACCATTTCATCCCCTCCCATTACTGAAACGGTTACAGGCGAACTGGTCGTTCTATCCAAATATGGGAAGCTGGAGCTTGATGTTGGTGGTGAACATTTAAAGGCTTCCTATCCAATTGAAATGCTAGATTTAATACAAAAAAAACACAAGGTCGGACAGATTGTTTCTCTTTTAGTGGAGACTACTGAGATTCACAATGATCGCATAGGTCTGTACCGTAAAAACCATCTTGTTAAATCGGTTCTTTAATATCTCACCCGGCCACCGCGCCGGGTTTTTTATTGCCCGCCGATCACTATCAGGACAGCACCTGCCAGCCGGTCCAAACTATTGATTAAATTACTATAATTCTTAATACAACTCCCATATCCCGCCATCTCGCCACCACCCCATTCGCTCGTTTTTCGAACTTTTCAGCACCCATCCTGCTGTTGCCACCGACTTAAGTAAGCAAAACCATCGCGGGTAAAACTATTTACACAAAAAAATCATACACATAACGTGTCACACCTTTATTTTACACATTTTGTGATTGACCATTAAATCACAATATGTGACTATCATTTCCATCAGCAGGACGCTGAGACGCCACAAGGAACAGATTGGCAGGCTCTTTAACATCGACGGACTCTCAACCTAACCGTTGAGACCAGAACTTGAGTGGTTTTGGGGATGGCGCGAATTGCAGCTGCAAGACAGCGATCGAGAAGATAAGCACCTCGACGCGTCATGCGCCAAAGCCACTTAAAGGAGACCATCATGGTAACCATTGTCTGGAAAGAATCCAAAGGTACGGCAAAAAGCCGCTACAAAGCTCGCAGAGCAGAACTTATTGCCGAGCGACGCAGTAATGAAGCACTGGCGCGAAAAATTGCGCTAAAGCTCTCTGGTTGCGTCAGAGCAGACAAAGCAGCATCACTAGGAAGACTTTGCTGCAAGAAGAAAGAAGAAGTCGTTCGAAAAAATAGAAGTATTTATTACAAAGATTCAAACCCATTAGGAAACAAAATACATGCAGTCCAAAAAATAAAATTGTACAGTAAACTACCGTACGGTGCTTATTGAGTATGCTTATGGTGAAAAAGACTATTTATGTTAATCCTGACCGCGGACAAAACAGAAAAGTATCTGATAGAGGTCTTACATCTCGAGACAGGAGGAGAATAGCGAGATGGGAAAAAAGGATAGCATATGCATTAAAAAACGGTGTAACACCTGGATTTAATGCTATAGATGACGGTCCTGAATATAAGATTAATGAAGAACCAATGGACAAAGTTGACAAAGCATTAGCAACACCATTTCCTCGCGATGTCGAAAAAATTGAAGATGAAAAATATGAGGATGTAATGCACAGAGTTGTTAATCACGCTCACCAACGAAATCCAAATAAAAAATGGTCATAGCCCACTTCGGTGGGTTTTTTATTGTCTGAACAAACCTAATTTACTACCGCAAGCCACGCTGTGAAATGGGTGTGACTTGCTCAGGCCGCCAGAAGCAACGCAGAAAATCAATTCCAGCTTATTACGATTGAGGTGAGCCATGCTCAAGAAAGTCAAACGCCGACTTTACAAAGAAGGTAGATATTCATGCCAGTTGCCAAAATGCGACACAACAAAATGGAGTGTCGATGATTGGTGTAACTGGATAGATAGATGCGGAACTTGGTGGGATAAATAACAGGTAACTTAAGCGTATTTACTTTCGCAGCAAACCACTTATTTGAGGTGAGATATGGGAAAAGATGAAAATATAATCGTCGAGGATGTTTTCCATCAAAACTATGGCCCTGAGGATGGCATTCCGCCTCATTGGTGCTGCAAGTTTTATCGTGATGGATTTGCTGATTATGAATACTTCAGCACTAAGGATGAGGCATACGATTTCGCCTTTAAACATGGATACAAACCATTCTGAGGCCGCATAGTCGGCCTTTATTTTTGGCATAAACAACAGAATAAACACAGCACTGTGTATTCATTCCAACGAGTGAATACACGGAGCAATGTCGCTCGTAACTAAACAGGAGCCGACTTGTTCTGATTATTGGAAATCTTCTTTGCCCTCCAGTGTGAGGGCCTTTTTATATGCATACCAATAACGCTTCACTCGAGGCGTTTTCGTTATGCAATCAAACAGAAGGAGCATCCTATGCAACAGTTCGCTATTGCAGGGGCGGCATCGGTTCGCCCTTTCAACCCGATTTTATCGGTACAGCATTCACGAAAAAATATTTTAACCGGAGCAGATTTTAAACAACCAAGAATGAAAAGTTTGCTCGAAAAGCTTTGGGATATTTTGAAACAACAAGGACGTCCATGAGTTTTGCAGATAACTGGTCAGACGAAGAATTCATTCGTCAGATGAACAAAATGCTCAATCAGCACAAAGAACAGGAGAAAGATGATGATTCTGACTCTGAATGATAAGCGTGAAATATCGCAAATAATCGCAAGTTTTACTGATGAAGATTACGAGCGAATCAACAGTGAAGTTGATCGCCTCTGCAAACGTTGCGACCCAATAAGCGAAATGCTTCGCTCATATAAACCAGATGAACACACTAAGGACGCTATCGACTGGCTGGAAGATGATGACTGTAACTATCAGGAAAAAGCCGCTGAATGGTTCTGGGATGCAATAACCGAAAGAGTTAAGGCTGAATATGCCTTCGCAATATTCAAACGCAGACATATTTATGGAGAAGCTGCATGAGCAATATCGTTGAATTCGTTAAACAGCAAGAGCAGTTATTCTGCGGAGCATTGACTGAACAGACGGTGACATGGGCTAAGGAAAGCCAGTTTGCAATTCAGTATTTCCAGAAAAACGATTACCTGGCTAAAACAGCACTGGCAAATCCAACCAGCGCACAGAACGCCATCATCAATGTTGCGGCGATCGGTATCACCTTAAACCCGGCTAGCAAACTGGCTTATCTGGTTCCTCGCGACGGCATGGTTTGCCTTGATATCAGCTATATGGGATTGCTCCATATTGCAATGGAGTCTGGTGTTATCTCATGGGGTCAGGCAAAACTTGTTCATGCTAACGATACCTATGAGTCAAACGGGCTTGATAAAGCACCAACCCATAAATACAACGCCTTCGGTGATCGTGGCGATATCGTTGGTGTTTACTGCACAGTTAAGACGCCAGCAGGTGATTATCTAACGGAAGAGATGAGTCTGGCTGAAATTGAGGCTGTAAGGAAAACAAGCAAGGCAGCATTCAGCGATAAAGGACCATGGGTAAATCACTGGAATGAGATGGCGCGAAAGACGGTCGTAAAGCGTGCAAGCAAGTATTGGCCTAAGGCATCACGTCTTGATAGTGCTATTCACGTACTAAACGAAGAAGAAGGTGTATGGACTGAGCCAGTTATGCCGCACAAATCAGAGGAAGATATCCGCGAAGATGAACGGAAACGCCAGCAGGAAATAATGGATAAAGCACAACTTCTTTGCGATGAAATGGCTCAGGCAGAAAACATGGATGATTTGAAGCGATATTTTGCAGAAGCATATCGCCTGACATCTGGAATGAAATTGCAGCAGAACGTACAAGCCATTTACATAGAATGCAAAGCGAAACTGGAGGTTGCCAGTGAGCAAACTGTATGAAATTGCCAATGAATACGCAAAATTGATGGATTCAGATTTAGAACCAGAGATGATTGCTGACACAATAGAAGGCATGGAAGGAGAATTTACCGATAAAGTAGAGCAACTTCTTGCCATTATTAAAAATGAATCTGGTTATGCTGAACGCCTCAAGGAAGAGGCAAAGTCACTGAATGAACGAGCAGCAGTAATTCAAAATAAGATTGACAGCATTATGGCGTATATAGCGTCATCGCTTGAAATGGTTGGCAAGAAAAAGATTAGAGCAGGTATCCACCAGGTAACAATCCGCAAACCGTCAGAAACTGTAGAAATCATCGACTCAAGCGCCATTCCTCAAGAATACGTTGAGTTTGAAACGACAATTAAAGCCGACAAGTTGGCAATCAAGCACCAACTAAAAGCAGGAATAAATATCCCCGGCGCTCAACTCAAGGTTGGGAAACCTTCACTTCTTATCAAATAACGGTATCGCCTATGAAAAAGACTCCATGGGAGAAATGGGAAGTCGATTTCTTGCGCGAAGTAGCGGCGACAATGCCAGTTGAAGTTATCGCTGAAAAACTGGAAAGGACTGAAAAAGCAGTAATGGCGAAAGCAACAAGGATTGGCGCTGACATTGTTAGCCGACTTCGTGGAAGACGATGGACAAGAGCCGAAGTATCACTTTTCGGTAAGTTCTCCGCAGAAGAAATAGCAATTGCAACCTGCCGCTCAATTTATTCAGTAAGAGCTATGCGATACAAGCTAAAAAAACTCGATGAAGAAAGAGCAGGCATACGAATAAATTAACAAAGAGGAATTTACCATGAGAGGACTTGCATACAATCCCGGCATTCTTCCGGCAGAAATGATTATTCGCCAACGCGTAAAGCCAATGCCATCGAGAGAGGAATTGCTTAAAAGAAATAGTTTCGGTTCTGTTAATGACAACAAATATCTGAATGCGATGTGGCGGAGTGGGAAGAAATGAAACAAATGTCACTAATTGAGATGGATGGATTTCTGAAAGGTAAATGCATCCCACGAGATTTAAAGGTTAACGAAACAAACGCTGAATACCTTGTCCGTAAGTTCGGTGAACTTGAATCAAAACTGGAAACGGCGTTGCGGGAGTGTCGTTCTGCTGGAATCACGATTGATAACCTTGAGGCTAAATGCGCGAAGATGGCTGCTGAAAATACCTCGTTTAAGCAATCTGAGAAGGAATTTAATGACTTTTGTCGTGAGGAGTTTAGCGAATGGGAAGATGATGTTACTGAAACTCCAGCCACCGATGCTTTCCTGGCTGAAGTACGGGCGCAGGGGGTAGAGATGTACGCAGATAACCTCGACAACGGAGCAGACGACGCAGAACGAGGTGGTTTTGATTATGCCGTTAAGTTTCTACGCAGTGAAGCGTCTAGTGTACGTTTGTTCGCCGACCAGCTTCGCAAAGGAGGCAACCAGTGAGCAAAATTGACTATCAGGCACTGCGTGAAGCGGCAGAAAAAGCAACGTGTGGTGAGTGGTCGCTCGAATATGGAAAGGGCCGATTTAATGGTGATGATGCGCTAATTCACCGTGAAGTTGCTGGATATATTCCTATTTGCAGAATTGAAGGAGCGCATCCAGAAAGCGGTTTCGATGAAGATTTCCAAATGGAACAGCAGGCCAATGCTGAATTCATCGCCGCAGCCAATCCGGCTACCGTCTTGGCGCTGCTGGATGAACGGGAAAGAAACCAGCAATACATAAAACGCCGCGATCAGGAGAACGAGGATATTGCGCTAACGGTAGGGAAGTTGCGCGTTGAGCTGGAAGCCGCAGCCGAACCTGACGATCTCAGCGAGTGGGCTGATATGCAGTTCCTGTTGTGGGATGCACAGCGCCGTCTCCGCTCCCTGCCCGGACAGGTTGGTTGATAAAGATTTTGAATGGCCCGAACGGGCAACTGGAGAGAGCTATGGATGATATTTTGGTAACGTCAGACCTGACCAGTCGCTACAAAATTTCACGCAAAACCCTTTGGTCATGGCAAAGTGCAGACACAATGCCTCGGGGCTTCGTATGCCCGTTCCCACCCCCTGACTGGCCCGGCAACCCTAACCGCTGGCGCTCTGAGTCAATCAAAGAGTGGGAGGATAAAAAGAAGATAAATTAACTGAAGGGCTCTCCGATGATCTCTTCAAGATGGCTCTGCCAAACGCGGAGCCAGTGTTTCTGATCATCGATATAGTCATGAAGGTTGTAATGCGCCATAACCCCCACCATCTGATGCCCGAGCAGCTTTTCAATTACATGCGGCGGGCAACCTAACTCAGAGAGATTTGTGGCTATCGTCCGCCTCATATCATGAAGCGACCACTCTGCCATACCTGTTCCATTCCAAATAGAACGGGCGTAATTGGATGCCACAGGTGAATGAACGGGCGAATCTTTGATCCCGCCATCAATTTTACGTTGTGAAGTCACCAGGTGATTGGTGTTTATTTTCTTGAGGTGATTTCTGACCAGGTTAACGGCGGCGTCTGAGAGTCCCCTTCTAATATGTATCCGAGTTTTATAACTGCCCGCAGGCACGACCCACTCATTATCATCCAATCGAAACCATGATCTCTCACTAAGTCGAATCTCAGCCGTACGGCATCCGGTAAGCATAATAAATTTCACCAGGAAAACGGACTCTATCGACATATGGCTTTTCAACCACTGATAGATTTTGCGCAGATCGTCATCGTCCATCCTGCGAGTTCTCTTTTTAGGCTTTTGCCCGACATCAGATGGCAGTAATCCCTCGAGTGGGTTTGAGGCGATCACACTTCTGTTAACGCAGAACCTAAACGCCCGTTTGCACAGCGAAAGCATGTAATGAGCCATCACCCTGCTTTCTATAGAATCGAAGACGTTGATCCAGTGCATTTTCGCTGTGTTATCGACTTTGACATTCTTCATCGGTTCGGCGATATGTTTCTCAAACACCTGGCGATAGTAATCGACTTTAACTAGCCCGTTAGCGATACAGTGCCTTTCAATCCAGTAATTGAACGCTTCGGCAACGGACATCGCTTCCTGTCGGGTCTGCTTATCCAGCTTCACCTGCTCTCGCGGATCCAGTCCCTCAGTTAACCAGTTTCTGAATTGTTGGCGACGCTCTCTTGCCTGGGTGATACTCATTGCAGGATAATCACCAACATTGAGTTTTACCGCTTTACCGGCCCAGCGATACCGATAGAAAAATGATATTTTTCCGGCCTGGCTGATTCTGGCGTTGAGCCCGTGCGAATCAGAAATAATCTCGATATTATCTCTTTTCTTGCCGAGCGCCTTCCTGAGCTTTGTGTCTGTGATCATTGAATGGGTACACATTTTTGTTTTTGGGTACACAAAAGTGTACACAAAGTTGCCCACTCAAAGCTACACGCAATGTAACACTAGTTCGCAGAGTGTTATGGTTTACATCCTTGAAAGCCTGCTGGATAAGGGTTTAGCGTAACAGAACGTTTTTACGCGGAATTGTTCGTAATATGCCAAATGACAATTTAAGAAAGTGTTCTAATTTATTAGAAATTTGCACTTAAATCAAAAAGTTACGGACAATTCAACCACCAATCAATAAATTAAAGGGCACATTAAAGTACACAATATTTGTGCCCTTCTCTGTTTCTTTCCCGTTATTAGCTAGCTGGAAACTTTTTATACAGAGTTGAGAGCCCTACTCCATACGTTTTTGATACGCTTTGTCGTGATTCACCGGTTGCCATCCGCTCCCCCATTTCCCGCCATTGCTCATCCGTGAACTTAGGCCTGCGACCACCAACTCGCCCTTTTGCCCTGGCTACGGCCAGCCCTGCTAAGGTACGTTCGCTATTAAGATCAGATTCATATTGTGCTGCGGAAAGGATGTTACGAAAGTTATAGCGGCCGCTGGCTGTTTTGAGATCCACGCCATCGGTAATACTGCGGAAGTTGATACCCTTTTCCTGTAACTGCTGGAACATCAACAGCGCATGCAGAACGTTGCGGCCTATCCTGTCCAGCTTCCACACCACCAGTGTATCGCCCGCATTCAGAGTCCGCAGAAGCTTTTTGAGCGCTGGCCGGTTCGCTACCGTCCCGCTCATTTTTTCTTCAAAAACCTGTTCACATCCTGCGCGTTCGAGAGCTTGGCGCTGGAGATCTGTATTTTGGTCATTTGTTGACACCCTTACATAGCCAATTTGCATATTTTTCACCCAGTTAATTCTGCAAAAAAATCAGGTGAAGTTATCGGCCAGGCTACTCAAGAGCAATCTATAAAATGTCGGTTTGGGAAGTAGTGCTATCAGGGACGTAGGTTCTTTAGCGGGGAACGTAATTCAGGTAGGGGCTTTTGGTATTGGTTCCACCTATTTGAACGCATCAGCCGTCACTGATGCAAATGAGATTAAATACAATGGCTTTTCATCCGGTGGTGGTAGCACGGGGGTTAACTGGTTCGATCAGTACGCGGGCATTCTGGCCATGACTCGTACTGGAGGTTCAGATGGAAATGGTAGCGTTGGTCAGCTTCAGATTAGTTCTGACGGCAGGATTGCCGCTAGGGGTATGGCACTATCTAAATGGTCCTCCTGGGTGCAGGCATACACCACCGGCAATACGACCAAGGCCAGTGATGGCACACTAAAAGCCGCATCGCCTGTGGTAAAGGTTTTTTCTGATGGCTCATACCATACCAATGAAGAATCGGAGGGCTGCAACGTAACGCGTCTGACCACAGGTGAATTCTGGTAGAAGGCTGTGAGGGGCTTAACTCTGACGCGGCCTGGGGCGGCATCAATGGCGGTTTTGACATCCCCACCGACCGCAACAAGCAACCGCTTATCTGGCTGGATTATGAGGTCAACGCAGATGGCTCGGTGCTGGTGAAAACCTATCACCGCACACATCCTGGAGCGCCAGCATTTGCCAGGAACGAACTGCAGGGTATCAACGATGGCGATCCGGTAGATATTCCATATGACCAGTATATTTCTGTACGTGTCCAGATGCCGCAGAACAGCATCTGGAATCAGCGTTCCACTATTTCTGAGGATCCTGACTCATCCGCTGGTTAAACAGGGAATCGTCAGGCATACCAAGGCGAACATCGATCCAGCTGTTCGCCGGCACGTCCATCGGTTCACCTTTCGATTTGACGATCTCTCCTTCATCGCTCAGAATATATTTGCGCCTAAACAGGCGGATTGTCAGCTCGCCGTTGTCGGTTTGCTCTGCCTCGACTATACCCAACTCCCCCATGCCGCCGGGGTCCATCGGTGGTAGTAATTGCCAGCCCTCGGAAGCCAGCCCTGCAGAGCCGGTGATCACGTAAACACCTACGTCAAGGCGAGAAATGGATACTCCCTCAGCCTCCGCGTTAGACGTGCCGCAACCGCACCACGTGAATCCATCATCCCCAACATCCGCTCGCTGATTCTCTTGCTCAGACTTGACGATTCTGGCAATGGGGGACGCCTGCTTGATGGTCCCATCAGAGGTTACTGTCGTGTTTGAGGTTGTCCAGAATGTGAAATATCCATCCTTAAAAGCGGGCAGATAGGTCACGCATGTGTTGTTACCGCCCTCCCATTGCCTTGCAGCAATGAATGCTTTATTGCCATCGTTACCAAAAGTAACTACCCTGCCATAAGTGCCGTTTGGCTTGGATGTAGCCCATAAAGTGACTTGCGGATAGTTTGCTGTGATTTTGAAAGTGCCAGTGAAGTTTTTCACTCCTGAAATGGACTGGTCTCCTTCGGTACTTACCGTTTTGTCTAAACCGAGGTTTGTGCGAGCGTCGGCAGCATTCGTTGCGCCGGTACCGCCGTCCTTTACGGCCAGTGCACCATTTGTCCCTTTCTGCAGTAATTTGCCGATGCCGGGGATCGTTACAGGGGTGCCATTGATGGTAACGGTGATGTTCTGGTTTGCTGAGGTAGTGGCAAAAGATTCCCATGCCCCAATATTCTCATCGTATTCTTTTATCAGCTGAGAAATGCTCTGAGCCAGCCCATCAACTGACAGGCTGTCAGTAATCAGAATCCCGTATTTCTGGCCGCTCAGCGCCGGTGATGCAGCAGGCGTTACCGTCATTGACGTGGCGCTGTTCACGGATGAAATCTGGAACATCTGAACCGGGTTAGACATCACGATAATCGTCTGGCCAGCGCGAACCTGGCTGGCGGGTGCCGTCCAGTTCGTGCCCGTGCCGGTGGCGCTGTTTCCGTTAATGGCGATGGTTCCAGTGTTATAAAGCATATTTTCTCCAGGCAATAAAAAACCCCGCCGAGGCGAGGTTTGCATTGAAAATCATGAGTTATTTACATGTCGTGCTTGTGAATGTGTTCGCACTTACCCAGCGCCAGTTAAAGGGATATCCGGCCCGGTATTGCGTCTGGTTGTTTTGCTTTCGAACGGCGTAAATCATAACGGTATTCTCATGGCCACCCATATATGCCGTGCCGCTGCAAATCGGTTTCTGTTTCTCAAGTACACCAGCGCAACCAGACAGCATTAAAGCGCCCGCTATGCAGATAATTAGCCTTTTCATTTTGATAGTATCCAGAGGTATTCAGTAGCTTCGAAGATACCAATACATAATCGATGGATATAATTGATTAGATAGATAAATTATTTGTTATTGATCGCTCAAAACAATCAATCATAGGCGTCTGTTTTAATTGCTGTCAGGATAATTCCATTATTTATCACCCCTCCAGCACCGCCAGGTGTATTTGCGGCTGTACCGGCGTTTATTCTTGTACTTGTGCCTGAATACCTACAAGATGAGTAAGCGTCGTTTCTGTTCACTTGCCCCAGCCTTGATGGAGCCACTGCCCATGAACCATCAAGCGTCTGGTCAATGTTAATCCCGCCGTTTGCTCCAGGCGTTCCGATTGTCTGCAAGTCTGACAGCACGCGGGACTCATTAGTGAGTACCAGCTTCCCGCTCGAATCCCAGATGGCCATCCCCCATTTCGGTAACGTCTGGGGAAATATGGCAAAAATATATGCGGTTAACGTGAAGCTCTGGTTATAGGGATTAACCCCCGCGACATATATATTTCCGCCGTTCCGGTAAGATATTACTGGCGTGGGCTGGGCGGTATTTGTGGTCCTGATAAATACCATCACAGGGTAGTCAGCATTTAATGCAATATTCTGAGCAACCTGCTGCGAACTGCCATTAGCAGAGGAGTTGAAAGTGTACTTGCCGTAAAGACAAAAAGGCGTTGACTGGGGCGTTACAAATGGGTTCCCGTTGTCCATTAATATCATCGCGCCAAATTCGGCCATTATGCTTTCTCCATGAAAACGACCACTTCACACTTTGAGGCCGGATAATTACCCAGACCTACAGAAGATGCAGCGCTTACGGTTATTGTGCTCCCTGACGCGACAATGCGCCGCCCTACGCTGTTACCTCCTTCATCAAGTGAAAGAACAAAACCAACTTTCATTCCTGAGGGCACCGTAAAAGACCAGCTGCCGGAGGTTTGCCCGGCAGCCAGCTGTATTCGCCCAACGACGGAAACGGGTTTGATGCCATAGTTGTTGGGTTTTCCTGAAGCATCCCAGGTCTGTATTCCATAAGCCATTTCAGAATACTCCCGTTAATCGGCCAACCTGCACCCTAAGAACATTACTGCCATCTTTGACGCTGATCGTCTGATTTGTCAGTTTCATGGCTCCCTCACCAGCAGTCGAACCGTAGTTCTCAAACGTCCCCCCTTTATCAAGCTTCCAGCCAGCAGAACCAGCAACATAATTGTTCGACTGGATAAAATTACCAATCTTTGCGTTGCTGATAGTGCCGTCCTGGATGAAACTGGCCCGGATGAATGTCTGCCCGTTCTGGATCACGAACGGCAAAGCCACGCTATTTCCGGCCGCCGTGGTGACGGCGAAGCGATCAGCCAGGAAGATAACCTGCGACTGCATGCCGGATGGCGTATTCTCCACGCCGATACCCATCCCCGCGGCGTAATACTGACCGTTGCTGGAAACGCCAACCTTGATGTTGTACATCGCGCTGAGGTCGCCATTAACGTTGGCTATCGCCTGAGCGTTAGTGGTGATGGCGGAGGTATGCCCGTTCACGGTCGCCGTAATGCCGTTTATCTGCGTGGCCGTAGCCTGCTGATAGTCGGAGAACGTCTGATTCAGGCTGTTTATGGATGCCTTGTTGCCGTTGACATCCGTCTGCAGGCTCAGCAGAGAACGCGCCGTTGCCTCCTTCTCGTTAACGATTACCTCATCAATACGATCCAGCTGCGCACTGTTCCCTGCGACCGAAGCTGACAACGATTTACGCGTAGCCACTTGTGCCAGCCCGTTCTGGATAATTGCGATAGCAGAGTTCTTCACCCCGCCCGTCATGCCGTCCATAGACACGCTGATGCTGTCGATTCGCTGGCCCAGTGCGGTATCAGCAGTCGCAACAGTCTGCTCAAGATCTGAGAGAGAAGACGACACATCACCGACCGTGCTAGAAAGCTCATTAACGCTGGTCTGAACCTGCCCAATGTCCTGCGCGTTTTTTGCGATTTCCTGCGCCTGGAGCTCAAGTTCATCGTTAGCCTGTTTGATGTCGTCAGCCATGCCAGCAATTTTTTCATTGCTGTCCACAGCGTTCTCGATCAGGTCTTTGAACGTATCGGAGCCTTTCATGTCCTCCAGGATCACATCTGTGATGTCGGAAACATCGATGCTGGCCTGTCCTCGCACCCATTCTGTGTACCCTGATTCGTTGCCGCTGCGGTCCACCAGCTGAGCGCGGTACCAGAAAATCTGCCCAGCCTTGAGGCCCATCTGCTGATATTTGCGCTGCGGATAAGGCACATCGGCCAGCAGTATCGCATCGTCCTCGGTTCCGGTCAGGCTGTACTGAATTTCCGTCTTCAGCGTGTCGTCGGTATTCGCCGGGAATCCCCAGTTCAGCTCGATGCCGAAAACCACATTTTCAGAAGCGATGAAGCCAACCGGCTTAGGTGGATTGCCCACTTTACCCGTCAGCGTTTTCTCTTCTGAATAGCCCCATCCGGATGAAATTTCTGCGGCATTGATTGCGCGCACCCGCACCAGGTAGCGCCCGGCATAAATCCCCGGGACGTCGAATGACGTGGTGGAGGTGCGCGGCACGTTAACCCAGTTCCCGTCGTTGCGGCGCCATTGCGCTTCATAGGCGATAGCGTTCTGCGCCTGGTCCCAGCTCACGCGCATCGTTTCGACGCTGATATTTTGCTGCACCACGGAAAACGAGCTGATCACGATGTTCGCAGGCGGCGACTGGTTACCAGGCGGGATCACGCTCACCGGCCGCTGGTCAATGATGGCTCCGGTATCGATGTGGGCATATTTATCCGGGTCGTGCCATGCGCCGGTGATTGAGAAAGTGCCATCACCGTTGTCGGAGACGCTGACAACACGATACTGCTGCGCGTAAAGCTCGTCAGATTCAACCACCCAAACAGCTTCGGCCTGTGGCGTCTCACTGTATGCCGTGGTGACTGTGACTGATTCCCCGTTCACGGCCTGAATGGTCCTGCTCTGCGACGCTCCGGAAGGCAGGTTGAGAATAAGGCGATCACCTGGTGCTGCATCAGCTACGCGGTCAAGTTTGATAACGCGACCGTTAACGGCGCTGATGCGGCCGCCCATAACCTTTCCGGAAAGCAGCTCGTCTGCCACGGCGATGATGTAGCCCGGCTGCGGAATGTTTCCGTCCAGCCCGACATCAAACGAAACAACGCGATCCTTGTTGTTGGTGAGAATACCCCAGCGCCCCTTTCGGTTCGCCTCTGACTGCCTGGTGCAGCCGATGGCTGTCATTTCCAGCTGATTGAAGCCGTATCGCGCCACCAGCGCCTGCTCAAATACCGGCTCCATTGCGTCGGCATAAGCGTTACCCGGGTCTGACCATGAAACCAGCGCTGTGGTGTAGCGGCTTTTCGTGGTGCTGCTCGAATAGGTGAAGCGACCGCCAACAACGTTAGCGCGCGTATAGCTGTAATCAACATCGCGCGGCATGTCAGCCAGGGCCACAATCTGATCCCCGCCCCAGTAGGTCATGCCACGGAAGATAGCGGCAAAATCACGCAGGACTGTGTAGGCGTCGTTCCGGTCCTGAATGTACACGTTGCAGGTATAACGTGGTTCTGTACCGTTGCCCCCTTTGCCGTCTGGTACCATCTGATCACAATACTGAGCAACCTGATAAAGCGTCCATTTATCAATATTCGCAGCGGTCAAACGGTGCCCAAGGCCGAACCGGTCAGAAACAACCAGGTCGTAAAAAATCCACGCAGGGTTATCCGTCCATGCCCACTTAAACGCACCGGTCCATGTACCGCTATAAGTGCGGGTTTCAGGGTCGTAGGTATCTGGAACGCGGATAACGCGGCCGCGCGGTTCGCATGAAATTTGAGGAATAGAGCCGTTGAACTGGCTTGAGTCGAATTCGACGTAGAGCAGCGCGGTGTTCGGGTAGCGCAGTTTGGCGTCAATCACCTCGGTGAAGCTCTGCAGCATCATCGTGTCGCCGATCTTCGCGCTGTTGGCGTCAGAGGTAATCTTACGCAGACGTATTGTCCAGGTGCTGCCAGCCTGCGGTAAATCGATACGGTGGCTGCGCTCATAACCAGACGTCGTTTTACCGGTCACGCTGGTATTGAGTACCGTCTGCCATGTGCCGCCGTCCGTCTGTAGGTCAATCGCATAATTGACCGAGTAACCCACCAGATCGCCGTCGTCTTCCTGTTTGAAAAGCGAGGGCCATTTAAGACGCAGGCGAACTGCTGAAAGCTGCGTATTGGTAAACGTGCGCGTCCAGGCTGTGGCACTTGATACCTCAGTTCCTACGCTGATCTCGTTTTCGGTACCGGGAATACCCTGAATATATTTTTGCGCCTGAGTTCCCGCGCGAAACTCCCACGTTACCCCGCTGAAGTTTTGGGAGCCGTCAGCATTCTCCAGCGCTGTTCCGTCCAGGTAGATATCTTTGCCGGTGAGCTGCCCTGCAAACTCACCTTCCCCAAGCGCAACGAGGATTTTTGCCTTCGCTACAGATTGCAGATCATCAGGCTGTTCGGTAGGGGTTCGGGAACTTGAGCTGCCGCCCTTGCGGCCTTTTAACACTTTATCTGTAGCCATATTGCGCCCATAAAAAAGCCACCCGAAGGTGGCCAGAAAAAAGGTTAGTTATCTACTGCTGATCTTCGACATAAATTCCTGCAGAAATAATCGCTCCGCCGATTCGACGCTTACCATAAAGCAGAGGCACCGGGTAGCCTTGCGCTGCAGTGTTGGTTACCCCGCCAAACGCATACGATGCACGGTTATCTGCGCTTTGTTTACTGGCTATGCCTGATGGCTGCGGTGAAAGCAGCTGAATAACCCCACCGAGGACCAACGAGGCACCAGTGGCAGCAGCAAACCCCGTCAATCCACCAGCAGCGAAAGCAGCGCCAATACCGCCGGGGCCAGTCAACACAGCAGCAGTAATAAGCACGGCCCCCAAGATCGTCTGCAAAAGACCAGCCTTTTTACTCCCTATTACTACAGGGACAATCCGGATCACTTCGCCGGTGACGGGAAAGCCGAGATCATCAACGCCAATATTCTTTTTATCTCTATAAACGGCATACGTCAGCCCTCGGGCTTTGCTTGTGTTTAAGAATTTCTCGAATCCATTGATGGTTTTCGCGAGTGCATTAATGGCTTCAGCAGTAGTGCGAACCAGACGGTGATGAACCCTTCCATATGTCTTAGCTAGCACGCCACTTAGCTCAATTCTTGTCATTACCTCTTGCATGCTGCCCCCATAAAAAAACCACCCGTAGGTGGTTTGTTAATTTACGCTCTCAAAGCCCAGCTTTTTTCCTTGCTTCTTCAAGGTAGTTTTCTTTCGACTGGTCTTTGTTATTTGCCTCGAAGTTTGGATCTACTATTTTTGATAATTTCTGGTCGATAGACTCAAGTAATTCAACCTGCCTGTTCGCTCTGACGCTGGCGCGGTTGATGAAAAACCAGAGAATTAACCCAATAAAAATACCGACGAAGATCCAACCAAACCCAACTGTATACATATCGTTCTCCTTGCCGTGTACTACACGATAGTATCAGTGACAGTTTGTTAAATAAAATTCTGATGTCTAAGAATCTTCATCGTCCTTTCCTGCCAGTAGCCACCATACGGCACGCGTTGGCTCAGATGTCCGTACAGGTGGTGCAGCAGCATATTGCCCTCCAGCAGAATTCCAGCGTGGTTCCACTTATCAGCCTGGACCTGCATGATCACCATATCGCCGGGTTTCGGTGGCCCGTCGAATTCCCGGAATCCGCACTCATACCAGCAATCCTGATAGAAGTTGTCCGGATAGTCGTTTTCCCACCAGGGATAATCAACCCGGTAATCGTGGAGCTCGATACCGTGGGTCTGCCGGAAATAGCTCATTACCAGCCCCCAGCAGTCGAAGTGTCCAAGCACAAACGGACGCTCCAGCAGTGGCAACTCACCACGCGGCTGAATGGTACGTAAATCCCCCTCGGGCCAGCTCACGATATGCCAGGGTAAAAGCGTTGCGTCGCATTGCGCTTTATCCAGTTCGCTCGGCTGCGTAGTGGCGTCAGGGTGGCTGTGAACGATGGCGATCACCGTACCCCAGTCCTCAGCAGCTGCGTAATCTTCCGGGCAGAGGACAAAATTTTCCTTCGGCGCAGCGGCAAGATTCCGGCAAGGAAAATAACGTTCAACACGGCTTTTTTGCGCCACCACACCGCAGCACTCACGAGGATATTCAGCGGCGGCATGCGCCATAATCGCATCGATGGTTTTCTGACGCATATCAACTCCTGATCAGCGACGTACCAGGGAAGCCACCAAACGAGAGTTCGTTATTTTCGCCGAATCGGAGTTTGCAGGCCGTCAGCGTGCCATTGCATTCATCCAGCGACGGATCGCTTACCGGGTTGTTGTTTTTATCGAAATAGCGGGTGCCGGCATAGTCGCAGCCGTCGCCGGTACGATATTTATTCCGGATGCACCAGGTACACAGGGAATGAAGCTGTCGCGTCGGGATCATTTGCCCCTGCAGGTCCATCGGGCTGGACAGAACAAATTCAACGGTTTCACCGGCAAGCTCGCCAGTTTTCCCGTCGATATACCAGACCTGCAGCTTTTCCTGAGTCTGGTCTGCTGTGGGGTTGCCGTCCGCGAAATTTCTGGCATCGAGATATTTCTCTTTTGTGTCGTGAATAGTGACTTTCGCCTGCAGCAGATCGTCATACGCAAGACACATGGCAGAAATAGAGCTTTCGATGTTCGCAACCGTCAGTGATGGCGTTGCATTGCTCCCACTGGTTGATTTTTCCAGGCCTTCCAGCTGATACGGCCAGGCGGCGTATTCATTTCCCTGCCACCAGATTGGTTTCGCCGGAAGCTTGGACTCATCCCCACCAGCGGCGATGATTTCCGCTTCCGTGTGGGGAATGCGGTAATTGTGAAAGCGGAGAACGTCCGTTAGCCCAAAGGAAGAACCGTCCACCTCAATCAGACGAACATCGTTTCCGGATTCAAGCTTCTGATAGTCTGCGTTTAAGCTCATGGTTTAAATGCCTGGATGAATGTTGCTTCAAGGTTGAATTTTCCCGCACCCAGCCCAGTGGGTTTATACGTTTCGCAACGATACAAACCCAAAGGCTCGAGCGGCGGCTTCCATTGAAAGGCTTTCGTTCCTTCATGCCTGTCGAGAAAAGATTTAATGGCGGAAATGTAGGTTTCGTTGCCAGTAAAGTTGAGCGTCCACTGCTGGGTTCTGGTATTCAATCCATCCCCTGAAACCTGCTCATATCCATCACCAAACTGTGCTTTCCTGACGCGGAAATTTATATCTGCCTCAGCGTTAAGTCGTGGGCACCAGGTGAAAGTTTCGATAGCCATTTTTATCGGGTTCCTTTCATTGCGTTCCAGATGTCACCGCCAGGCCGAATATCTCGCATGATGTTCTGCTTATATCGCTGATCAATATATTTACCGACATCAGCACCAAATTGCTCAAGGCCGGGTGAAGTCTGCGTGGAAGTATTTCCGTTGCCATCGATGGTGATGTAAACCTGTGGAGCCGAAGATACAGCCTGACCACCACCAGTGCCAACAGCCCGAACGCCAAGCGAACCATCAGCAGCACGGGTAAGCGGCATAATGGCTTCAGGTCCAGCCTCTGCAAACACACCCGCTCCTTTGGCAAAAGCAAAAAGCTGAGGGGTCTGAAACACGCCATTGCTGTATGCGCTCAGGGACGGAGAGTCGTAAACATTACCCTTCGCGTTAAAGGTGAAGTTCGCGCCAGCGTTCTGAATTGCAGTACCGCTACTGGCGGCAGCGGCGGAAGATGCGCCAAAGCTGAAGAGAGAACCAATTGAACTGACGCCGTTAGCAACAGCCATATTGACCAGAACATTCTGGATGATCTTCAGTACGCTGACACCCCAGTCCTTCCAGCTGTCGACGTTACCATTGAGCATGTCAGTAATCGAAGTTACCGCCCCACCCATTGCCTGCTTCATCCCGTCAGCTGCCATGGAGGAGTAATCTGTCGCTTCATCCACCCAGTTCGCATAACCCTCAGACAGTCCCGTCATCCAGTCGTCACGCTGCGCATCAGAAGCTGCGTAATATCCCTCCTGGTCGCGCAGGCGCTCTTCGAGGTAGCGCTTATTAAGTGCCAGCCCCTGCTGATAGAACGTCTCGTCGATTTCACCAGCCTGACGCTGGCGGAGAAGATCGGTATTCTTCTGCTCAAACTCCTTACGCAGACTGAACTGCTCCTGAAGTCTTTCACGGAACCTGGTTCCCTGCCCGTAGCCCAGCAGTTGCGCTTCATTGGCTGCGCGGGCGCTGGCGTTACTGTCAGCAAGGTTGGCTTCGTAATTTCGCAGTTGCTCACGCAATTTAACCTGATCGATGAGAGCAGCATTACGCATAACTTCGGCTTTCTGGGCCTGACTTAGCGTAGAAAGCTCACCCTGGCTTACCTGATATTTAACCTTTGCCAGCTCGGTATTCTGCCCTTGCAGAGCGATCTGCTCTTTTTGCTGCTTGATCAGCTTGTCATAGGTATCAGCTGTTTTTTCCGCCTCGGATTTTCCACCCTTATGGCGGCTTGAGTTACGAATTGCTTGTAATTGCCTGGCAGACTCAACTTCCATGCTGACATATTTCTCACGCCAACCAGCTGGAAGGTTCAGATCAGATGCATCGAATTCTGCCTGCTTTCGAGCCTTATCCAAACCCTGAAGGCCAGATAGCTCAAGCTGTCGCTGTGCTTTCTCAATAGCTTGTTGTTGCTTATTATCAAGCGCAGGAAGTACAGGTCCTGCATATTTTGGTGGGGACACTGCTGTAGACTGTCTGGAAACCTTGTTCAGCCGGTCATACATCTCTGTAAGAGAACTTACGGCGCCAGCCATTTCTACTGTTTTATTTATAGCCTGATCAGTTATGTCGTTTATTAACTGTTGTGTTTGCTTTCTTTTATTGAGCATTTGCTCAAGTCGGCCTTCTTCAACCGCAAGTTCTGAAGCAAAGTCTGCGGCTTTCTCAACCGCATCGTTATACAGCCATGTCCCCTCTGAAGCAGAATTGGCTGCTAATTTTGCGTTATAAAGTTGATTGGATAATTCAGCAACTTTCTGCTTCTGCTGTTCAATCGCACTATTCTGAGCATCCAGTGAAATATTCGCCTGTCCAAGGTTGGCGGATATCTGCGTCTGAGACATTGATTTCAGATTATCTCGTACCTGCTCGATTGTGTCCGCATATTGGATTGCAGATTCCCTGGCTTGTTCTTGGCGTTGATACATCGTGTACCACGCCCCAGCACCCAACATTAAAATTCCTGGCAAACCACCAACTAACGACAAAAGACCCGTAGCGCCAGTTTTTACAAGCCCCAGCACTGATGTTGCAGAGTTAAGTGCCTGCTGAGAGGCTGCAACGGCTCTGTTTGACTGTACCAGTGCCGCATTTGCTGTAATCATTGCCCGGCGCTTGGATATGGCATTTTGAGTGGCAGTAGCCTCAGCATTAGTATTCTTTGCCAGCACAAGTTCTGACTGAGCAAGCTGGTAAGCTCGCTCAGCAGCAATAGCATCGGCGGCGGCCTTGCGTTGTGATTGGGTAGCAGATTCAGCCCTTGCAGCTGCGAGCGCAATTTCGTTCTTTCTGGCATCTATTAATTGCGCCGTCTGGTTCCCAAGATCGCCAAACATCCCTCCAAGATAGCGAGCTCCACCTATCGCAGCCAAAGCTCCGGCAGCCGTAGCCACAGTGTCTATATTGTCAGAAACCGTATTCAATACGGCAACAAGAGTACTTGTCGCACCAGTGGCTTCATTAGCGCCACCTACCCATGCCATGAAAGCATTTTCGACTTTCGTCGTGGCAGCAGAAACGGTCTGCGGCATTGCCTCAAATTCACCACGCATAGTGCCAAGTTGACTTATCAGGGCCGGGACAACTTTATCTGCGGTTAGCATCCCCTGATCGGCCATTGCCTTCAGATCTTTACGAGCTACACCCATCCCTGCGGCAAGAGCACGGATAACTCGATCACCGTTTTCGTTGACGGAGTTAAATTCCTCGCCTCGAAGAACACCCTGCGCCAGAGCCTGGCTGAACTGCGTGATTACCGAACTCGCTTCAGACGCGCTTGCGCCTGACAGCTTAAGCCCTGTTGATATAGCCTCGGTTACCTTCAGAACCTCTTCTGAACTGTAGCCATATTCACGCATAGAAGCGGCTGAACGCGCAAAAAGACTCGCATTATCAGAGAAGGCGGTTCCGGTTCGCTGGCTAATATCCATCAGCGCCCGCTGGGACTCCGTGAAATCATCTGACGACTGGGAAGCCTGCTTTAGCCTGGCATTAACAGAGCTCCATTCATCGGCCAGCGATATAAGATGACCAGTCGCAAATGCTCCAGCAAATGCACCAGCCATTCCCAGTGCTGAGGCCTTCGCGGTGTTTATTTGACTAGTTACCTCAGCCAAGGCACGCTGAGTTTCACGCGAAGCTGCGGCCGATTGGCGTCCTCCAGTCTGCATTACCCGGTAATAGTCATTCCCCATTCTTGAAGCACGAGAAATTTCAGACTGGAATGACTGAGAGTTTGCAGATATTTTGATGATCAGTTCGCGCAACGTAGCCATATTTTCACCCATAAAAAAAACCCGCTTGATAGCGGGTCGTGAGTTATAAACTGTCTTTTCTTTGGTGAGCGACTTGTATTAATAAATCTATTTGCGCATCTTGCTTTTTATTTATCTCTTTAAGGGCTTCAACTTGTTCATTTGCCCTTGTGCTAAACCGTAATAAATAAAAAATCACAATTAGATTTATCAGCCAGCCGAATATTCCAAACACTACTACCAGTGGTTCCATAACGCCTCCTTTACTTAAGGAAAGAGCGTATCGCTACATTGAAGGCATGTGAAGCAATTATTGTGTCGCAGCTGTAAGTGCCGCCTCAAGCCCTGCAAACGGGTCCTTCGGTTCTGATTGCTCATCACCACCCCAGCGCAGGATCGCATCGTCCAGCGGTACTTTTGCCCCCTGCGAGCCGTAGATGGCAGAGACAATCTGCGCTGCATGGATATCACCGCGAATATCGCCAACCGGGCTTTGCCTGTCGTACTCAATCCACATCAGAAGCTCGCTTGCCGTCATATTCTGCCGAAGCTCTGAGAGCGTGCGCCCCATCCGGAGCGCAAGCGACATCAGAAACTTTACGCCGGGGGTTGAGACTTTTCCCGCGCTTCGTCCGCATTGTTGATCAGGTCAAGCGCCTGTTTGAGCAGACGTGAGTGCACGGGCCCGTAAATTTCACGCACCTGCTCTTCTTCGTCTACGCTGAATACCGGTTGCTTATCGGTGTCACACAGAACGTCAATGAAGAGCACCACGTCAGCGCAAAGATTACGGTGCGCCTTTTCCGATACCGACACATTTTCATCGTCGGCCCCCCCTTTCACCACCTCCTGCCAGCGCAGCCAGGCTTCACCTGACGGCTCACGGAGAACCACTTTGACACCTTCCCACTCAGGGACAACGACCGTCTTATGGCGAAAGCCAGCCATTTTCGCCATGGCTAATTGTTTTAAAGTTTGCGACATCGCTTATCCATGCCGGGACAACCCGGCATCTCCATTAACTGATAGTAAGGGTGCAGGCAGCTGAGGTAACCGTTTTGACCGGAGAAGAAGAATCCGTAACCACACAGGTGTAATCACCTGCATCACCTGAAACTGCGGTGGCTTTATTAAAGGTATCGGATGTCTGCCCGCTGACGGTGCTACCTGCCTTCTTCCAGGTGTAGGCATACGGAGGCTTACCACCGGCAGCTACTACAGCCATGCTGATCGCAGCCCCCACCGCTACAGACAGTGAGGAAGGAAGATCAGTGGTCAGTTTAAGTACAGAGTCAATCGGGACAGGCTTGCCTTTAAGGCGCAGTGAGAATGTAGCTGCCACAACACCATTGGTACCAGATGACCAGGTATGCTGGCGAACTTCGGCCAGGAACTTAAAACCATTACCTGACGGGAAGATGATCTGGAAGCCGTAAGTGGTGTCGTTGTCATACGCATCACGCAAGGCGTCCTGCGCTGGATTATTGTAGAAGTTGCCGGACAGAGAGATTTCTGACGGAGAAGGCAGGCCGTTGATGTTCTCCTGCTCGGTAGAGCAAAGTGTTGTTACGTCGATATCCTGCTTCTGGCCACCAGTGAACTGAATTTCTTTGATGGTGCAACTCAGATCGAGAAAGGTGGCGGAATCCATCGTTTCTTTGGTGGACGGCAGGGAGGAAATAAGGATCTTCGTCAGCTGCGATTTTTCATAAAGTGCAGACATAGCTGTCTCCTGGAAAAAGAAAACCCGCCATCTGGCGGGTTCGTTGGGTGAATTAATTGTCAGGGGGTAACTTTAAAATCCAGGGTGGCACGGTAGAGCCGATAATCTGGCTCGTACCCGGGGATTTTTACCACCTCTGTAGGGGTTAACGGCTCAAGCGAAGCGAGCACCAAATCTCTCAGGGATCGTGATTCAGCGATCGAAGTGGAATACACATCGACCTGAACGGAAACCCTGCTCTCTGCCTGACCACACAGCACGTCAGCGGAAACATCATCGACGATGGAAAAGATAATCCAGGGTGGAGAGACAGACGGTTTACCGTCACTACCTAATGGCGCAACATAGGGATATACCCGTCCTTCTGCCAGGGGAGAAAGCAAGGCGTAGATATTATCTTCATTCACTTGCTCAATACCTCATCAATAGCCTGATTCATCCTGGCAATGGCGACGCTGGCGGCCTCTTCCTCGCGAGTATCGTAAGCGGGTCGCACAAACGGATGTGCAGGCATGTTCGCGGTACCCATTTCAACGAATCGCCAGTAAAAGGCGTTTCTTGGGTTACTCGCCTTCATAGTGTTATCGCTGTTCCCGGTGCGCGGGTTAACACCACGAATATGGACACCGGAAGAAATTTCCCCGCGGCGGCGGCTTTTTTGGGTCACCACCACCACGTTTTTTTTCAGTTTCCCGGTGCGCACCGGCGCGCGGGCGATCACTTCTTCCTTAAGCACTTCGGCGCCAGCGCGCGTGGCATCACGCAGAACCTTGTTGTTTTCAGCGCGGCTAAGCGCCTCCAGATCCTTTGCGATGTCATTCAGCCCGGAAAAATCGAGGCTCGTCTCAATCATTTTTCAGCTCCCGTTTTGCAAAGAATTTCCAGGCGAGTGCCGGTCGAATTTGCTACAGGAGGACCGATGATATTTAGCACCTGACCTTTATACGGTCCGCTGAGCACTTCCAGACGAGAAGAGGCATTCAGCTCTGACCTGAAGCGCATCCAGACGCGAATCGTTGCCTGCGCCGTTTCCGCGCCGCCTGAAAGCTGCTCTCTGCCGCTGATCCCCTTTACCTCAGCCGGGACCGGGTTGCCACCTGTCCACGATTCAACCGGCTGACCAGATGGATCGCGCGAAGTCGTGAAGGTGAGAATTTTTACCCTGTGCCTGAATCGTCCAGGTTCCATCAGGAGCCCTCCTCAGGTTCAGATTTACCGCGCCAGTTGCGATGAATGAACATCATGCGTTCGGCGGCTGCATTCTCATAAAGCTGCACTTCGCTTTGTGCCGTCCGGTGTTCAAACATGTCAGCAAAGACAAGCAGAACGGCGCCCTTAACGGCGGCAGGAATATCAGCCGCAACCTTCCATGCTGGTTCATCGCACCAGCGCATGCAGTAGTCAAAAGCGGCCTGGGCGTACAGCGTGATCAGCTCGTCCCTGTCGTCTTCCTCAAACTCAATCTGCTGCTTAAACAGACTGAGGGGAATTACATCCAGAACATCTATCGCCATACGTTAAAAGGGCGGGTTTCCCCGCCCCCTCCATCATTAGTCAGCAGAGAAGGTGCCCTTGATGATTGCTGTCGGGCGATAATGCGCCAGCGCCAGACGCTCTTCGCACAGGATGGTCAGCATGTTTTTCACGAAGTTATCGCGGTCTTCACGGCTAACTTCCACGGTGGCATCCATGCGATCCCAGACCTGTGAGGCCATATCGAAACCGCCTACGGTAAAGGTGCCGACGGCCTGCGCCTTAGTCGGAACCACTGGCAAGCCCCACATGATGTTACTGGTGAATGCCTGAGGACCACCGAAGATATAGCGGCCTTCATTGTCTTTCAGCAACGCGATGTTGTGCCAGTCGCGCGGGTTCAGGACGATACCGGAAGCGCTGAACTCAGACTCGGTCACCTGATAAATAGCGTGAGCGATAATGTCAGCGCGGGTGTCGCCGGTGGCATTCAGCGAGGTGTCATAGGCGGTTGCCACTTTGTTCAGCCCTTCCAGGTTATCCCCGGTACCGTCGCCGTTCAGCAGCTGGCCCTCTTCCTTCAGTGCCAGGCCGTACATGAGGCGGTTGTTAATGTAGGACTGAAGCATTGGCGCATCATCCATCACCTGACGTGATGCCTGCACCCAGTGCGCGATGGTCTTCACGTTCGCGGTTTGTTTGCTGAAGGTGATATCCGATTCTGGCTTCAGTGCTTTCTCTGCCACCACGTCGGCGTTATTGGTAAACACCTCTTCACGCACATATTCCAGAGCGTTACTGGAAGTGCGGCCCTGAGACAGCAGATCACGAATGGTAAGACGGCGCAGGCCTGGCATGATGATGCCTGGGATCTGCATAGGCTGGATCAGTGAGCCAGCCGAACCAGCGTCACTGCCTAGTGACTTGTTAAACGTTTTAGCGCCAAAGGTGCCCTGTTTACCGTCCCATGACTTAATAAGCTCTTCAGCAGCCCGTTCAGAGAAGGATTTCTTCTCACCAGGATTCTCAGCGCCGGATGCCAGTTTCTGTTCCAGATCGAAGAGGCGAGCGCCGGATTTGGTCAGCTCTTCCTGTACTTTCATCAGGTCGGACTGCAACTGTTTGGAAACCTGGCCTGTGCTTTCGATTTCTGCTTTCTGCGCATCGAAAAGCTGGGTCATTTTCTGCTGGGATTCTTCGATAGCTTTTTGAATGAGAGCGAGTTCAGACATAATTATTTACCTAAGTTAGAAGGGAAAGATTTGATGCTCTGAAGCAGAGCGTTTATTTGTGCTTCGTTTCCGTCGCCCTCGGACTCGCTCCGAATCGCTGACTTAAACCGGGCAATTAGCCCAACTGCCTGTGATTTGGTGAGGCCGACTGAATCCCTCAGCCAGTTCTCCACATCACGAATCGTTTCAATGCCATCGACACTTTTCATGGCTGCGATGCCAGCCTGTTCGTTGGCGGGGAAAGTGCAGACGCTGATTTCGCGCAGAGCCTGGATATTCTTAAAAATGCGGCCTGTTGGAATGATGGTGTAATCGTCTTTCGAAACGGAAAAGCCAACCGACATACCTTCAACCGTACCGTGCTGCATTGCCGCTTTCAGGTCAGCGGCGCCGCTGTGTCCTGGGGTAAGTTGACCGCGCACATACAGGCCTTTTTCGTCCTCAGCCAGGCTGTCCCATTTGCCAACCGGCAGTTCCCACGTCCTGTGGTTAAAAAACATCGCCACTTTTCGGGTCTGGTTCGCCAGCGCGTTTTTAAACGCCCCGGGCAGAATGATGTCGCCATCGGAATCGGTGTTATTAAAAACAGAGGCGTAGCCTTCAAAAATCCCCTGTTTACCGTCACCGGTGAATTTGATTTCTGTCTCGTCGAAGGACAGCGTTTTTACGATTTCAGGCATTACGGCCCCCATAAAAATTAAGCCCCGTTATTACGGGGCTCTTTGTTGGTTCCTAAATCGGTGATCGGCACGTATTGCGACTGGCGCATTGCCACATCGCCACCCGGCAATGGCGGGAGGTTGTCCGTTCGTCGCATCTCGTTGATGGTGCGTAGCCCTGCCTCTCCCATTGCCTTCATAAAGGCAGCGCGGGATGCCGAATCGCCCCTCAGCAGGCCGTCGAGGTTGTGCTCAGCATGAATGCGGCCAACATCCTTAGCAGGAATAAGCCACCGCTGAATGCTGTTTTCCCACCTGGAGATATAGGGCTGCAGGGTGTACTGCAGGAAGCCGAGATTCTGCTGCTCGATGCCCGATCCCCAGCTCGTTGATTTCTCGACGTCGCCGACAAGGTGAGGCGGTACGCCAAAGAATCGCGCCAGTTCACTTACCTGAAATTTTCGGGACGCCATCATTTCGGCATCCTGCGGAGTTACGCCAATTGCCGATGTAGAAAAACCCGCTTCCAGAATCCAGAGGCGTTTTTTTACCGGGCCGCCGGCGATCTCTTTGAAGTTCTCTTCGACCTGGGAGCGCTGCTGTTCAGTTAGCACTTTTTCGCCAGTTGAGAGGATTTGCGGAGACTTGGCGCCGTTGGCAAAGAAATCTCGCTGCTGGTCCTCCATCGCAACTGCCACACCTGCCGATTTACAGGCAAAAGCAATGGGTGACAGGCCTACAAGCCCGGTGAATCCGAAGCCTTTAAGGTGAAAAATCTCTTTCTGCGAAAAGTCGGCGTATTCGCTGTCGCGTTGATAGCGATAAACCACTTTTTTTCCGACGAGCTTCACATCCATATTGGCAGACTGAAGCGGGAGAAGGCTGATCACGTCACCTGCGCTGTTGCGGTCCACAAGTGCATATGCGTTACCGTAGAAACAGAGCTGCATCGTCATGGCCTCCCTGAATTCTTGGGCGGTCATGTACTGATTCGGTGAGTAGCGCAGCAGTCGCGCCAGTGGATTGCTCAAATCCACTTTTTTACGGTTGTCATTCTGGTCTGTTTCGAAGACATCAAGCGGTAAGCATGCCGTGAGCGTTGAAATCAGGCTCACGCAGCGCCACACAGTCGAAATTTGCAGTATCCGTTCATCGTTAATGGATGAATCGCCCAGGTATCCGTGGGCCGAAACAGGCCCCGTCTGTGAGCCCTGATTTGGGGTGACTAAACGCCCGCCGACAAACCAGGACTTCAGCCTTGCCCACCAGCCGTTATTGGTTCGCAGGTCAATCGTGTATTTAGGTTCTTCCATCACATGCTCAGCGGTCGGAAAATGAAGTCGTCGAAGTCACCACCCTGTTCGGTAACTTCCCCATTAGCAGCACCAACGGACATTGTCATTGCGACCATGCCATCAATACGGCCCGTTGCTTTGGATTTATCGAGCTTGCGGTTGCCAGCAGCATCTTTCACCACCACCGCATTCACAGCACACATCGTTAATACGGGGTGCATGCCATGCCTCACGCGCCCGTTAAGCATCAGAGACTCCAGCGTGTCTACAGCTGGCCCCATATCCTTAAAGCCCTGGCCGAACTCGACCAGCGGGAGGCTCAGCCCAATGGCATCGGCATCCTTCCTGAACTGGTCAATGCGCCAGCGGTCAAAAGCCATCGAGGTAAGGTCGAAATCACCGATAATTTCAGCGATATCCGCAACGACGAATGAGTAATCCACCGAAGCTCCTGGCGTGGTGCGCAGCAGCCCCTCCCTCACCCAAACGTCATAGGGTGCTCGGTCCGTTTTGGTTCGCTCTTCAAGAGTCTTTTGCGGTGTCCAGAAGAAGGGGAAAACATCCCAGACACCATCATCTGCTTCACCAGCGATAACCAGCGCCGTTAAGTCGTTCCTGGCTGACAGATCCAGCCCCGCGTACCACTTCCTCGGGGTGTTAATCGGCATCTCTCCGCAAAGCTCCCACACGCTGCGGGAGATAAACGGCGATACGGTAGACACGCGCTGATTGAGGTTGAGGTTTCGGAAGGTGTTTTCGAAGCTTGGCATTCGGCCAGCTTTCTCAGCCTGGCGCGCCATGTCTTTTTCTGACCTGAATGTTCCCAGTGCCGGGTTCGCAGCCAGCCAGGACTCGCGTTTACTGATATCAGCGTCTTTTGGCGCTTCATAAACGTGGCACACGATGTGCGGATCTTTCGATTTGACCGCATCATCAATCCAGATGCTAAGCAGGTCAGCATCGTTTGCTGCCTGCGTACTGATAACGATTAGCAGCGGGTTTTCATGAGCCCCCTGCGCGGTAGTTATTGCATCGATAAAATCATCCTGCGGCCCCCTAACCTGCCCGGTTTCATCGAGAATGGCCAGAATGGGGGAAAGGCCGTGCGTCGTCTTACCTTCTGCGGATAAAGCCTTGTATTCGACGTTACACGGCAGGCCGATAAGCTTTTTGCCGCTGGGCGTAATGTGCACAATCTCCTGCAGCTTGGGGTTCAGGTTAACCATCTTCACCGCGAGGTTAAAAACGATGGCCGCCTGTTCCCGGCTGAGTGCACCGCTGACAATCTGCGTGTTCTGCACCGCTTCAGGCCCCACCAGGTGAGCCAGCAGAATTCCGGCAATCAGGCCAGTCTTACCATTTTTTCGGGCGATGGAGAGGATCGCCATATCCGTTCCGGCTGGATTGTCGTAAACCGCCAGAATGAAATCTTTCTGAAAGGGGTCCAACCGCATAGGTTGGCCGATAAGCTTGCCTTCTGGCACGATGCAAAAGCGCTCAATGAACGCTATTACACGCTCACCTCGCGTCATAGTCTTTTATCCGTGCTTGGGAAAGGCGATCAGGTTATCGTCCTGGTCCTGATGCTCGTTTTTGGTATTCCGTGCATCACGATCGTTCTGATTACGTTTCTTCTGGTCGCGACTTTCGCCGTTGGTTGCGTGGGAGTGGATCTGGAGGTCGCGGCGCTGAGCCAGGATAGTTCGTTGTAGCTCAACAATTTGCTTGCGGAGGTCTTTTATAAGGCCTTCGTCTCGCTCCTCCCCGCGTATGCGCTCTTCTTTGCGTAAATCCTTGCGTAAAACGGTGATATAGAGCTGATTATTAGCAAGTTCTACGGCGGCTAGAAGGTCGGCAGGCGTCCAGCTGTCCAGAGCTTTCGATCTGATATTGTCATGCCAGAATGGTTCGGCTTTTTTCTCCAAACCTGCATGGGACGGCGGATCGATGGTGTCCACAGCTGCATTTTTCATGGCCTGAACCGCTGCCGCCGAACTGTCGGAACGGATTCGTTTATCTGCCAT